GCGGTCGGAATTTATTAAGAGACAGCGAGTTCAATGCGTACAATAAATGGGGTAGTCCACAAATTGAATTTGCTGAAAATGCAAATCGCCGAACTATCAAAGTAACCTCAACAGGTACTAACGGTCCTGTTGGTATTGTTTCATCTAATCGCCATTCCACATCTTATTTCCAACAAGGAGAAACTTATACACTCTCATTATTTGCTAGAGGAAGTAAGGCACTAGACTATCTCTATCTAATGCGTCAAGATGGGAATAACGTTAGATTACCAGTGATTAACGTTGCCTCTGAAACTGAGTTTAATCATTACAAACTCACGTTCAAGGCTCCTTTTACCACGCAACAAGGTTATGTCTTAATCGGTTTTCGGCAAACCAGCACAGAGCAGTTTGTTGAGTTTCACAGCGTCAAACTTGAAAAAGGCAACGTAGCCACAGACTGGACACCAGCACCGGAGGATGTGGAGAGTGCGGTTAGTGCTGTTTCGGCTGATTTAACGAGTTATAAACAAACTCAAGCGGCTACCGATTCAGCACAAGCACAGCAACTTAATCAGTTATCTGTGAACTTGACCAAAGCAGAGACTAATTTCAACGCCAAAATCACGGAAGAAAAAAAGCTCGTGTTGATGCAGATAAAGTGAATGCAGATAAACTCACAGACATAACAAGCCGTGTTGCAAATGCGGAATCAACTATTACCAATTTCCAATCAACCAAAGCGAATAAAAGTGAGGTGGCAAGTATTGCCCAGCAGAACTTACAGAGCATTTGGCGCACCGATGCGCAAAGTGCGGTGGATGCCTTGAAAATCGGTGGTGCAAATCTACTGGTTGATAGTGAGTATTTGACGACAGCCCGTTGGGGCGGTAGCTCAAGAGTGGCAA